CATCTCTTGTAGTGCTACTTGCTCAGGCTTTGTGTCAGCTTCTTCAGCAACAGAAGCAACAGATGTAGCAGTCATTAACACATTTGTTGCATCACTTAGTACATCAACAGCATCTACTAAACTATTCATTGCAGCTGTGTGTTCTTGTATAAACAACTGATTAGCATTAGTTGCTGTAGCATAGTCATGATCTAACACATTCTGTCTAGCATTCTCGTAAGCTGCAAGCATTGCTGTAGTTACTTTAGATCCATCTAATGCACCATCAACTATTACACCACCAACCTCAGCATAACCTACAGCACCTATACCTAAGTTTAAAGAAAGCTGTAACCGATTGTCTATAATATCTATAGTATTAATCAGTGACTGTATCTTCTGGTCCCCTGTTTGACTGTAGTCTGGCGGTTGAATTGACTCTGCGAGTACTCCTGAACCGTTCACTAAGACTGCGAGTGTCCCCGCCAATGTCAGTTTGTTTAATTGTTTCATCTGTTAAATCCTCTCCTATACGTAACAGCTTATCCCAAAACTTCTTATTGTCTTCATACCCAACTATAAATACGTCAGGGTTTTCTCTGTATTTGTCTACTGCTTTCTTACCCATCAGTAGTTTACCAGTTACAACATCCATAATAGGGCAAGGTGTGGATGCTAGTATCATTGCCTTGAATACATTAGGATCATCACAGATAATACTTATCCCTGATACCTGTAAACCTAGACCACCTAGTTGTTGTGGTGTACCTAGTAACCTACTGTTCTTTCTTCTGTTACAGTACTCATCTTGTTTCATTGTACCTTGTGAGTAACCAAGCAGACTGAGTTGTATACCTGATGTTGTAGGTAACAAACAACTGTCATTACCTCCACCACCCATAACTGTAGGTGCTATACTTGACATCACTGGTGCTGCTTCACCTGCACCTGTAGCATTGTAGTTGTTAGTTGTACTATCAGTATTATTGTTACTACTTACAGTTGAGTCTTCGTAGTTGTTACTGAAGTCACCTAGTGTTACATCCTCAGCTAGTGCAATCGTCACCAAGGACAGCTTTAAAATCAGGATCTTGGCAGAGAAGCTTAGTAGCTGCTTCAGGGTTACCAAGAAGGGAGAGTGTTCGAGCATTTAAGTTTCTCTGACATTTAGGTTCGTTGTTAGGACAAACAGATGGGTACTCTATGATCGTAGATGAACAACCAGTTAGGATAACTGAGAGTAAGATACATTTACTTATCTTTAGCATTCATAGCTTCCATCATTATACGTATAGACTTAATGTTCTCATCTATACGAGCTAGAGTTAAGGCTTGGGATTGTACTACAGTCTCTAACCTTTCAAGACGTACCTCTTGCCTGAGTATTTCCTTAGTGTTATTCTTTACGTTGTTATCTAAGGACGATACATACCAAACAAGGGCTATGGTTTGACACACTATAGCTACAACTAATGTGATAGGTACTGACTTAGAGAGATGCCATTCTGTGTCTTTGTTTATCATTTAGTAAATCCTGCTCCGAAGTATAGGCCAACTATAGCTGACACAATGTGAGTATCCAATGGTGTTATAACAAAGCCAGATGCAGCTTGCCATCTTACAGTCTCGTTAGCACCGAGAAGCCAGTTAAGTATACCACCCTCTACCTCAGTGTAACCTACAATTACATTTACTTCAGGGTAAAATACAGCAACTAACTTAGGTAAGACTATGATAGCAAACACAGCAGACAGAGCTATGAGCCTACGTGTCCAAGCAAAATGTTTGTCAGTCTTACCTACATCACGGGCTATGTTAACTTGTTCAGCATTAAAGTTAGCTCGTTCCATGAGCATCTTGTTGTTCTCTTGTTTAGCTTTAATACTTTGTCCCCATATGGACATGACCCCACCGAGAACGGTAGAGCCTAGCATTGTGATTAGTTCTAATGGTAATCCAAACATTTATTTAGGTATCCCTGCTACTGTAGCATTTGCTTTTGGTAATACAGAAGAAACATCACTTAGTTTATTTATCAACTTGGCATAATATAATTCTTTAGCTACTCTGTTATCCATACCTGCTGTATACTTTCCATTATCTTCTCTACGTAGTTGCTTTGCAAATGCAGTTATGTCTTTATCCTTTGCTGCTTTAAGAACGGCTGTCCATTCATCTCCTGCCTTATCTCCTCCAACATTATAAGCTAAAGAACTTAATACTCTTGTATACTTATTATCTAATTTATCCCATGATGTACCTATATTAGCTAACTTAGTATCCCAACCATTATTTCTAGCAGCTTTAGTATGCATTTCCATATCAGCCTTGTAGATAGCTACTTTATCTTTATTTGTTAAGGAGATAAAGTTGCCTGTCTTTAAATCTTTAAATGGTATACCATGAATTTTACCAGATGTATTTTCTGTTGTTGTTATCTTATGTCCATATCCTATATCTCTAGATTTATTAGCATCTGCTTTAGAGGCTTCACGAGCATCATTAGTTATTACAGGAGTAGATCCATGATCTGTTTCTGCTTTTTCTGCTATCTTAGTGAAAAACTCTCCTATACCTTGTTGTAAGTTTCTACTGGCTTTCTTATTGTCTATTCCTAAATCTACAGCACTAGAAGGACTACTCATTAGACCTACTTCACTACCTTTGCTATCTTCAGTAGCTATAGTTTCTTGAACAACAGGTGGAAACTTTGCAGCTCTCTCTTCTTTTGTCAAAGACCTAGTAGCAGTTGAAGTCTCTCTAGCTTTCATTGCACTTTCAAAAGCCATCTCTTCTGTAGGTACACCAGTGTCCTCAAAGATGTCACTCAAAGCCTCAAAGTCAAAAGGTTCTTGGGTATCCTCAAAGACATCACTGAATTCTTCAAAGTTAAAATCAGCCATGTTACTTGTTTCTTTCTTTTCGTTTGGTTCTGATTTCACCATTACGACCAATAAATAAACCACCAATAGGAATCCTATCAAATTCATCAGATGTCCTTGGGGTGTCATAAGGGTTCTCCTTAGTACCTACCTCTGTGTCTTGTGAACCTAAACCTATTACCCTTATCTCTGGAGCATTCACTTCCATGTTAGCAGCTCTTTGAGAAATTGCATCAACAGCTCTATTTAAGTCACCTTGCTTTGCAGATTCACTTATAGCACTAACAGTAGCAGAGTCATCTCCTATAACTTCAGGTATAACATCTAGCTCTACTTTAAGTTTGTTTGCCATGTCATTGAATTGTTTGAATCTTACAGGAATGTTCTTAACTTTATTAAGTTGTGGAACCATTCCTTTCCATAGAGAATTGTCCAGTATTTCTGTAGAAGCTAAGAATGTATTATAAGCTGCAGTATCTGGAGAAAGTTGTAGTCTATCTCTTATTCTATCTCTTGCTCTAAGACCATCGTTTATCAAAGCATTAGTATCACCACCATAGTATCTATCTACTATAGCATTTAAAGATTGCATACCTTTGTTGCTACCTGTAAACACAAAAGCACCTGTCTTACTGTTTAAACTAACATCAGGTATTGTTTGCACATTACCTGCTGCTCTTACACCGTAGTTAGCAGCTGATTTATTTAAAGCTTTAGTCATCATAGCTTTTAAGGCATTACCTTCATCTTCATCTAAGCTATTTATAATCTTAATATTATTATTAGAGAATAAACTATCTAGAGATGCACCTGCTGGTTGGTTGTCTAGTGTAGATAGAAGGTATGCTTGGTTTGTTATACTGGTATTAAAAGCACTTACCCCTTCAGGATTATTTGTCATCAGATCTGGTACTGATCCGTACCCTTCTATTAACTTAGATTGAACAGTAATTGTTTCTAATTTTTCTTCATTAGACATACCACTATACTTTTCTTCTAAGGATGTAGGCATTGGCAAGTCTTCTACTGTACTAGCAACAGGTTTTTCTTCTGGACCTGCACCTGTATACCACTCAGATACAGAAGGATCTAAGTCTAAGCTTTCAAAAGATACAGTATTCTTAGAATACGTAGCTAATTCTTTAGTAGTCAAAGGTGCAATCTGAGCAGCTATTTTATTCATCATGTCAGGGCTGTTCATAGCTAAGATAGCTAAAGGATTATCTCTTGAAGTACTAAGTGCAATGTTAGCAGCAAAAGCTTTAGCTTGTGTAGTAGCATTCTCTAAGTCATACTTCTCTATTGTATCAAACATAGCATCAATTGACTTTTT